AGGTCACATATTCGGATTCTCAGGGAAATACTTATGACACGCTTGCGGAGGCTCAGTTATCGGACGCGCAAGAGTTAAATCGTCAGTTGACATCGATACAGAACATACCGACGGAGACGAGTTACCTTGATCCGAGTGCCCCGTCCCGCGTACCTTTGAACCCTGACGGGAGTGTTCAGGTTACTCAGGCGGGATTTATTCCGACGTTTGATGAGATTAAGGGTGCGTTGTCGCCAGCGTTTGAGACGATCACGGGCGCGATTTCTGATTTTGATGATAGACAGGCGGCTCGTAGACAGAGCCGTAAGTCTGTTGAAGAGATCAACGCGGAGAATCAGGCGGCATATGAGGCCGAGGCGTTTGGTCCGTTTGGGCGTGATCCTGCGACTGGCGAGGCTACGCCTTACTTTACGCTTAGAGATGGCACTATGGTCCGTGAGGATCAGCCTATGGGTCTATTGACGGGGACCAAAACAGGTTTGGGTCTTGCTGATTTGAATCAGTTGACGAGCAGTGCCGCTAAAAGTCTTGGGGAGTTTGTTGCAAAACCTAGACTGGGGGAGGTGGGACCTAATGGGGTTCCTATGCTTGAGTATGATCCGAACTTCTTGACGAATTACGCGGATGCTCAATTACCGTATGATCAAGATTTAATTGACAGGCAGTTTTCTACATTGTCGGCGGAAGATCAGGCTAACCTTACCAATCCTGTGTTTCCTGAAGATGGTTTCGTAGACTTTAGTGCCTTGGGTGCGAAGACGGTTCGGACATTGCCTTCTGCGGCGGCGGCTATAACAAATCCGATAATTGCGGGTGGTTTGACTGTTGGTGATGTAGGGTTGTCTTCGGATCAGGTTATTGATGCAGCCGTTGCGGACGGCACATTGTCAGGTTTGGGTCAGGGTGAAATTGAAGCGATGAAGGGCGAAGCCCGTCGAACTAACACAATTCCTGCTGCGTTGATTGGTACGGTATCGAATTTGTTACCTGGTCGCCTTGGACAGAACCTATTGCAGCGCATGGGTATTAGCGCAGGGGAAGAATTTGTTCAGGAGGGTGTGTTTGAACCTAACATTGCTCAAACATCGGCGTCTACGGCGGGTGGTTTTGAAAATGAGTTCCAGTTTGACCCAGAAGCGGGGACCGTTGGTGCTCTTGCCTCTGGTACATCATCGGTTGCAACGTCGGGCCGTGGTCCAAATCAGGCGGGAGGCGCGGGTCCGAATGTTATGACTGATGGTCCTACTGCTCCTGTTGCTCCCGCAGCGTCGGTTATTAGCGGTCAGTCGCTTGTTCCGTCTACTCAGGCGGACGCTGACGCGGCGATGGGCAGAAATGTTGCAACTAACGTACAACCTACGCAGCCTGTAGCCCCAAGTGCAGAACAAATGCCTAGTGTAATCAACATTCCTGGTACGGATGTGGTGGTTCAGGCTCCTGCACCCGCGCAACCACAGGCTCCGAACCAAGGTCCGCCTTCTGGTATCGAGGCTTTGGGCACGGGAGGCGCGTTCCGACGGCCTGATACGGGCACTGTAGCGCAGTTACCTGCGCCATCTAACGTGGATGCACAACCGACAGTAGAACAAACGCAGCCAACGCCACCTGAAGTGATGTCACAGGCTCCAGAGGGGCTGACGGCGGCGGAAATCTTGCAGAATGAGATAGATATTATCACGACGGACACGAATACGACGGCGGATCAGGCGTCACAGGGTCCTGCAAGCATTGCATTGATTGAAGCGGCTCGAAATGAGGGTGCGGATGTGAATGTGGGCGACAGTCGTGCGGAGGTATCGTCTAAAATTGTCAATCAGATTGCGTCAGACAACCAAGCTGCGGCGGAAGAGGCCATGGGTCGTACGCTTCCAGACATAGATGTGGGTAGAATCAACCAACTTCAGCAGCCATCGGGCATGGAAACGCTACCGAACGTGGATTTAACCCCTGCGATTGCACCTGAACCAGCGGCTCCATCGTTATCTGACGTGGATATTAGCCGTATTAACCAGCCTACGGACCTTCCTGCGGGTATTGGATCGTTAGATGCAGCGGTTGCGGCGGCACGGCAAAACACCACTCCAGAGGGCATAATTGGCCTAGAAGTGGCCCAAACGGGTGCATTATCGGCTGAAACGGCGCGTAAAGTAGCGGAAGACAACAACCTGTCGATGCAGGATGTGGCGAACATTGCAGAGAATGCCATGGGTATTGAGCAATCTGAGGCCACTGGACCGAGCACCGAGGTTGATGTTGCGGCTACGGTTGATGTCGTTGACGCAACACCTGGTGCAAATCAGCTTGCCGCTGAAGAAGCGATGGGCCGAGGCGCAGCGGAGTTTGTATTTGACGGTGAGGTTCTCTCTCCAACGGATACTGAGGTATCAACGGAAGTTGAAACCCCTGTCGAAGGCGATATTATTGAGGGCACGGTTGGTTCTCGAGACGTGGCTGCGGTGGTTGATGTTCCTGTGGATACTTCGACGACTACACCGTCCACAACGGACACAACGACAAGAGCACCTACCACTACAACACCTGAGACGATCAGGGCCGTTCGGTCAACGGACACAGCCCCTCGTGATGAGGATGATGTTGTAGTCGAGGTGGACGAGCCGCCAGCGGACGAACCGAGTGGGCCAGGTGGACCTGCTCAAGAGGATGATGTTGTGGTCGAAGTTGGCGCACCAACGGGTGACGATGACGATGATGACGAAACCGCAGAGGAAGCACCGTTCGAATGTCCAGAAGGGTTTGAGGCGGTTCAGATCAACGGCGAGTGGCGTTGTCAGAAGATCGGGGACGACACACCGAAAGTTGGCAGAATGCGTCCAACGGGTGGGGCTTACTATCGTCCACGCACACCATCTCCAGCGGCGACGGCGAAGGCATATAGGTTTAGATAATGAACTTACAGGCACTTCCAGAGGAAGCATTAAAGGAGATCCTTGCGCTAACGGAAGCGAAGAAAAAGCTGGACCTCAGAGAGGAAGCCCAGAATTACTTCATGCCCTTTGCTCATCATGTGTATGAAAACTTCATTGAGGGTAGGCACCATAGAATTATCGCGGAGAAACTGGAGCGCGTAGCTCGAGGGGAACTCAAGCGGTTAATTATCAACATGCCGCCTCGTCATTCCAAGTCCGAGTTTGCATCATTCCTGATGCCAGCGTGGTTTTTGGGGCGCAATCCAAAGCTCAAGATTATTCAAGCTACACACAATACGGAGCTTGCGGTACGGTTTGGACGTAAGGTGCGGGATTTGATTGATGATCCTGCGTACAAGGAAGTGTTTCCTAATACGAATTTAAAGGAGGACAACAAAGGTGCGGGTAAATGGCAGACTGACCGAGGCGGTGAATACTTTGCTGCGGGTGTTGGAGCGGCTGTTACGGGGCGTGGTGCGGACTTGTTTATCATTGACGACCCTCATTCGGAACAGGATGCGTTAAGCGATACGGCGTTTGATCACGCGTATGAGTGGTACACATCAGGTCCTCGACAGCGTTTGCAGCCAGGTGGTGCGATTATTCTTGTTATGACCCGTTGGGGTAAAAAGGATTTGACGGGCCGTTTGATTGCGAGTCAAGGCGGGGATGTCATGGCAGATCAGTGGGAGGTCGTGGAGTTTCCTGCGATCATGCCTTCGGATAAACCGTTATGGCCTGAGTTTTGGGACAAGGACGCGCTTTTGTCTATCAAGGCGTCACTGCCTGTGGGCAAGTGGAACGCGCAGTGGCAGCAACAGCCCACCTCATCCGAGAGTGCAATCATCAAACGGGACTGGTGGCAAGCGTGGGAAGAGGACAAGATCCCTCCAGTTAAGTACATTCTTCAAGCATACGACACGGCCTTTTCTAAAAAGGAAACGGCGGACTATTCAGCTATCACAACGTGGGGCATCTTCGAGCCAGAAGAGGGCGGCGCGGACAACATTATCTTGATGGACGCTCGACGAGGGCGTTGGAACTTTCCCGAACTCAAGGAGATAGCGTATGAAGAACACGAATACTGGGAGCCAGACATGGTGTTGGTCGAAGCGAAAGCGACGGGTACACCACTCATTGACGAGTTGCGGCTGCGCGGTATTCCTGCATTGGGCTTTTCGCCAGGTAAAGGACGGGATAAGATAACGAGGATGCACATGGTAGCACCGCTATTTGAGGCGGAGGTAGTGTGGGCACCAACGGACAAGAAATTCGCGGATGAAGTGATTGAAGAAGTTGTTTCATTTCCTAATGGTGACTATGACGATTTTTGTGATAGTATGACTTTAGCATTGATGCGTTTTCGCCAAGGAGGCTTTATAGCTTTGGAAAACGAGAACGTCGGGGACGATTTTGTTCCCACTAGACGGGAGTATTACTGATGGCTATTCCACCCCGCCCGATGGGCACGTTAGTAGACGGGGGACAAATGCAAGGCGGGATGGATGAAAATCTTCCTAGCGTTGATGTATCGATTCCACAAGTTGAAGACTTTGCGGGGGGAGCGGAAGTTATCCCTCAAGAGGACGGCACGGCTGTAGTACAGGCTTTGGCGGACATGATCCAACAAGCAGAGGCGGAAGCTCCGATGGAGCACAACGCAAACTTGGCTGAGTTTCTGGACGAAGGGTATCTTGGTGAGTTGTCGAGCGAGTTACGAGCGGCATACGAAGAAGACCAAGAGTCGCGTTCCGAGTGGGAAGAGGGTTACACCAAGGGGCTAGACCAGCTTGGGATTAAATATGAGGACCGTACAGAGCCGTTTCAGGGTGCCAGTGGGGTAACACACCCTCTGATAGCTGAAAGCGTCACACAGTTCCAAGCGCAAGCGTATAAGGAACTTTTGCCAGCGGGAGGTCCAGTACAAACACAGATCCTTGGATTGCAGGATCAAGCGCGGGAGGCTCAAGCCCAGCGCGTAAAGAATTTTATGAACTACCAAATCATGGAAGTGATGGAAGAGTTCGATCCAGATATGGATCAGTTGCTGTTCTATTTACCCCTATCAGGTTCTACATTTAAGAAAGTTTACTATGACGAGGCTAAACAGCGGCCTGTGTCTAAGTTTGTTCCTGCTCAAGACTTGGTTGTTCCATATCACTCTAGTGATTTGCAGACAGCAACTCGGGTTACGCATGTTCTGCGGATGGATTACAATCAGGTTCGCAAAATGCAGGTCGCGGGTTTTTACCGTGACGTGGAGTTGCTTACGAGTGATCAGGGTCCAGACGAGGTTCGTCAGAAGGTTGATGAGTTACAAGGCACGAGCAAGACGTATGCGGATGACGTATATACGATCTTGGAAATGCATGTGGACTTGGACATCGAGGGTTTCGAGGACATGTCTCCTGACGGAGAGCCTACGGGTATTCAGCTTCCGTATATCGTAACGATTGACGAGGCATCGGGAGAGATCCTTGGTATTCGTCGAAACTTTGAGGAAGGCAGCGAACTAGCTAAGAAGCAGCAATACTTTGTGCATTACAGGTTTATGCCTGGTCTTGGTTTTTATGGTTTCGGTTTGATCCACATGATTGGTGGATTGGGTCGTGCGGCGACGAGCATTCTGCGTCAGTTGATCGATGCGGGTACGTTGGCGAACTTGCCAGCGGGTTTCAAGGCGCGTGGTGTTCGGGTACGGAATGACGACGAGCCGTTGCAGCCAGGTGAGTGGAGAGACATTGATGCACCTGGTGGAAACATCAGAGACTCGATTATACCGCTGCCATACAAGGAGCCGTCGGCTACACTAGCACAATTGCTTGGTGCACTGATTGAGGGTGGTAGACGCTTTGTGTCATTGGCTGACCAGCAGGTTAGCAACATGAACCAAGAGACGCCTGTGGGTACAACCATGGCGATGTTGGAACGTGGCATGAAGGTGATGTCTGCTATTCACAAGCGGTTGCATTACGCACAGAAAACAGAGTTCCGTATTCTAGCTCGGATCATTGCTGAGAACCTACCGCCTGAGTATCCATATCAGGTTGCGGGTGCGGAGCAGACGATCAAGGCTGAAGACTTTGATGCGCGTGTGGATATCATTCCAGTTAGCGATCCAAACATATTCTCCATGGCACAAAGGGTGACGTTAGCTCAAACTCAGTTGCAGTTAGCACAGTCCAATCCCCAGATGCACAACTTGCATGCGGCGTATCGACGGATGTATCAGGCCCTTGAGGTTCAGAACATTGACGAGATTCTCCCACCGCCGCCAGAGCCACAGCCAACAGATCCTGCCTTGGAGAATGCCAAAGGTTTGATGGGATCATTGTTGCAAGCGTTCCCTGATCAGGACCATGACGCGCATATTAAAATCCACGTCATGTTTATGAAGACGCCTTTGGTCACGACTTCGCCGCAGGTTATGGGCACGTTTTATGCTCACTTGCAGGAGC